GATACCCACACTCGCACGAATCAGCTCCAGCGGGAATTGCAGAATCTGATGGACCGCAGCTCCATCCTTCTGGCCCATTGCCAGATATTCCTTGCCGTGCTGATTGAACTGCTGATAGAGCTCTACAACCTGAGTTCCAACGATACCCAGACATCGCCGGCATTCCCGCAGTACTTGATCGAAGCGCTTAGTACCCTCACGCAGCTGCTGAACTGCTGTCGTCGCGGTACCGTAGCCAATCGACGGGTTGTCTGCGCCACTCACATAGTCCGTTACACCAGTCCGTCGCGTTGCATAGCTCAGCGACAGCTGCTCATACGGAACAGTGGAGTCATAGCGCTGACCCATCGACATGGTCTGAACATCATTCAGATCATCCAGCAGGAACCAGCGACCCGGAAAGATCGGCTCATCCTGCTTGATGCCGATTCCCTTACGAGCCTTAAACATTGTGCTGTTCGCCAGCGTAGCATTGTCGAGACGCTGGTTGTGCATCGTAGAGATTTCATCCTGAAACTGATCGAGCATCTCGCACAGACCAATCCCATAGAAGCGCTTCTCTTGGCGCAGGTACCGGCTGTCTGCATACGGCTTATCCTGATTGAAGAAGGGATTATAGTCGATACGCAGCAGCGACATCGTTGGGAGATGGTAGGTACAGACTACCGCCATCGGCTCGCCATTCCCTCCGATGTCGTAGTCCAGCCAGCACTCCCAGAGCTCGAACTTATCAGCAAGGCTGGGCTGATATGCATCGAGCGACTCCATGACCTGTGTCTGACCAGCTGCTCGTTCCCTCGCCATCCATGAGCCGAGGTTCTGAACATTCTGGTACAGTCCAGCAGCCACCCGATTCTGCAACTGTCCCCAGGATAGTGTCAGCCGCTCACCTACCCAAGGAGCTTGCTGAATATCCCAGGATGATGCTGGAATCAGGAAATCAAAGATACTGACATGCTGGATGACAGGGTGATCCTTGATCAGCAGCTGTGTAATCTGCTCGACCGTACCCTGATCAGTTTCCCGAAACTGGTAGACCCGCTTCGACTCACGAGTATAGCGAGTCTTGAGAATGCCAGTTCCGAGCTTGCACTTCTCCATCAGCCAGTCAGCTACTGCCGGATAGGCATTGAGCTCTGCATCCTGAGCCCAGGCCAGAAACTCCTGCAGTCGTGGTGCAAACTCCACCATCCGATCGTTCAGTGGCTTGCAGCTCCAGAGGTTATCCGCTGCAAACAGGATACCCATCAGACGGCTGAACACTGTGTCAACGTCAGTGGCGATGACAGGAATCGTAAGATTCGCTGCCCCATCGAAGGGAAAGCGCTTCTCTGTTACCATCGGCAGCGCGCGATATGCTGCCAAATACCGATTCCAGCGTGCCTCCAGAGGTGCCCTGTCGTTCAGCGCCTGAGTAATCTCGCGCCTCAGGTACTGGCCTAGGCCGCTCACCATCCGAGGATCAAGCTGACTGGCTGGGATCACTTCTAATTACCCCGAGTAATTAGGAAAATTACTTGGTAGACGGAGCGACCTTCACCGTCGTACCTGTATCAGCCGCGTTCTTCTCCGCATCAGCGATACGGCCAGTCGACGCATCGCCAGGGTTGATGACCGTCGAGGCTGCACGGTGAGCGACGGCATACGACGCCAGTGCTCCCATGACAACCTCAGTCAGCTGGCCAGCGTCGATCGTGACAGCACCATTCGACTTCGTGCCGAGATAGGTTGCCGCACCAGCACAGATGATGCCGACCAGACGAGGGCCAATGGACTTCAGTACGCCCGAAAAAGAGGGCAGCTTCATATCTACCTCGATGAAAGGGGTCCGATTTTCTTCTCGATCGCCGAAACAGTTTCCAGCCGTACCAGCCGCTCACGATTAGCGCCATCTTTCTCGTTGATCAGGCGCTCGATACCATGCAACTGTGAGCCAAGTTGCAGATTACCTTGGTTGACAGTCTCGATAACATCCTCGACTGCCTTCTCGAGCCTGCCCAAACGACCCACAGCATCCTGTGCGTCTCGCCGATACTCCGCGAGCTCTCGTTCGAAGCGGTCCATGCGGCCACCTGTTGCGCTACACTGATCTTCTACTTTCCTGACTCGTCCACCCAGTCCATTGACTTTGGTGGTAGTCTTATTCCAGAGAGTAGTGAGACTAACAATCCAGCCAACTGCCAGAACGCCGAGAACTAGCCAGTCGTTGAGCTGCTTTGGGTCAACCGCACCCTCCGCAAGTAGAGTCATTGTCAGTACCCCGTTCGTTTGTTCCTTCGGCTCCTCATGACCAACTGCAGAACTCGATTGTTCTCGTCTTGATCCTTCTGTCGCAGAGGTCTGCGCCACATGCCATCCTCTGTACCGTAGGCGAGAGCGTCTAGTTCGTCAATCGGATGAGTGTCAGGGAACTCGTCAGCAGCCTTCCGAAGTGTTGTCTGCGTCGACAGCATATAGATCTTTCGGGAACGGAACAGTGGCTCAAGCGCAGTCCGTATCCTGTCGATCTTGTTTCTGTTCTTCGGATTGAGAGGTTCTACACGAATGTAGATTTCTTCCTCTTCCAGCTTCTTGTCGAAGTAGTGCTGTGTGTTTTGCTGGCCAGCTTTCTCGACGCCAACTACACGAGGACGCCACCGCTTCCAGGTATCAAACAGCCTATCGACAAAATCTGACGGAGAGACACGTCCAGACCATGCGCTCAACACTACGATGTCATTATCAGGCGTGACACCTGTGCTGAGAATTGATGCTGTATCCGGCGCTAGGAGACTCCCTGAGTTCGGATCAGCCAGAACAACTCGATCCAGATCTTCCAACTTCCAGACTACTCGGTCATTGTCCTTGTACAGGACTACATCACCATCAGTATTGAACGAGAATGTCTGGATACAGCCGGCTGGGAAGTCGTTCTGACCACCAGCAAGCGGGTTATTGCAGTACTGCGCGTACCAGATGAGCGGAGTTTTCTGCTGCATCGTTTCGTACTCTTCCATCGAGTGCTTCTCGGGAAAGATTATCTTTCCATTCTCGATAGCTTCACGAAGGAAGACTGCCATTCGATCTCCATACAGCTCCATCACGAAGTTGTACAGATCGCGTCTGGCCCAGCGTGTACCGATGTAGTCGATGATGTCCTTGTGCTGGTCAATCAGCATTGAGTCGATGTTGCTGACCCACGCAATCGCAGCTTCCATGGCAGCAGGACTACGATACGCTTCCAACCCAATCAGGTCATCGCACTTGATTCTGTTGAAGTGAGATCCTACGGCCGCACCACCTACACCAATAGCATTCCAACTACCCTCACGATAGTCCTTGACGCGATTGATACTGGCAATGTTTGCAGACCACTTGACGCCAGGTCCAGCCAGTCTTGGTGGTACAAGCTCAGGGAAAAGGGTACGAAGAAGCTTGTTCTTTTCCCAGTGACCTTTGATCTCGGCGAGAAACTTTTCAGCTGTGGTAGCTGTTTCGCCGGCAATCAGGATACGAGCTTCATCGGGATCTTGTAGAACCAGTCGAATACTGTCGCTAACTGTCGCGATAGTACTCTTCAGGTGTGTTCTAGGCATCAATTCCAGCCGCCTGCGCTTAGGCTCTGACTCAATAAAGCGGCAGAAGTCCCCGTGCGTGGCTGGATTGACGTCTTTGTAGCCTAAAATACCCTTCGAGAGAGCATACAGATCACGCTTTGCTACATCTCGCAGGAAGGTTATTTGATCGGAGGGAAGGGAAATCACTTCCTCAAGGACTTCAGCCGCAGAAGCCATCAGAGCATCGTAAAGAAGGGGGTTCCACCCTTCCTATCGCGCGTTACGATGTCAGTATCCATCGTCTGAGCAGTGAATCCAGTAAGAAGCTCACTGGGCTTGGCTACATACTGCTTCATACTGAGGCCACGGACCGCTGGCTCAAGGTCACGATCCAGATTGTAGCCACCCCAGTACTGTGAAAACTTGAGATTAGCATACAGCTGCTGGGGCGTCAGACCAGAGTGCCAGCCTACATAGAGCGCCGGAACATAGCCATGCAGTCGAACCTCATCATACCAAGCATTAGCATAGGCTATGATAACGTTCGGAGCATGAAGTAGGTCAGGATGCACGCCCTCCAGATCGCAGAACACCGAGGCTCCAGTGGGAATCCCGATGCGCTGAGCATCTTTGGCAGCCGTGCCTCCATACTGCTTGCCCAGTTCACGCGAGGGACGCCACTCATCCTCGGCAGCTACATGCTGAACAACGCCGCAGCCTAGTCCGGCCTCGACGATGGTGCGTAGTTCGGCTGGTGACAGATCGTACGAATTGACTGGATCGCGCCGAATGTAGCGCATCACGAAGCGATACTTCTTCAGAATCGCCTCTCTGGCAATCGCTGCCGTGAGTGGACGATTGCAGTCAAAGCCACGTAGAGTCGGCTCTGTCGCAGTAACAAGCGCCATAGCCCTCATCGTGTCTCTCCAACTGCGGGGGTTTCAGGGGTTCCGTGCGGCGGCGAGTCTGGCGTGGAGCGGGCTGGGCTGGGTAAGGGCTCAGAACCACCGATACCCTTATTACTCGGGGTAATCAGCACCCGAGTGACCATAGGCTGGCCTACGTAGAGGTCATCCTCGATGAAGATAAGGCTACCTCTCATGCTACCCTCACTCGTGAGCCATCATGGAGAGTTTCCTCGGATACCTGAGAGCCACTGACGGGAGGCTGATCAGAGCCCTGACGACCGGAATTCGCAGAGGTTGCAGGAGATTCACTGCCGACACTCCCAGGCACCGAAGAACTGGTCACGCGATAGTCTACCCCAGGGATAGCCCTGATGGCACTCGACTCCTGAATGGCTGCGCTCAGGAGATTCGCAGATTCGATGGGAACCGAGATGGTGGTAACCTTCACATCCTTCTTCTCGACAGCCGAATATCCAGCCATCTTGAGAATCTCGAACGCGTTTGCAGAGGCAAGTCGCTGGTCCTGCGTGGTCCGCATTACCTCGACCACCTTATCCAGTGCCTCGCCGGCATGAGCCTTGATGCGAGTCTGGATGTCCAGCACTTCATCTGCCGCATAGCTAACAATCTTGGTCAGGATGTACTGTGCATCTGGGTGATTCAGGACGATAGACGTCCAGCTTTCTGTCCACCCAAGCGCCTTGGCAATCACACCCTGCTGGAGCCCGGAGGCTCTCATGCAGATTGCTGTGATATGCCGTTCATCGAGCATGTCGGGCTCCCAGGACTTCAACTCCCGATTGCGCGGAAGGAGTCCTGACATAGCCCTGGCCATCAATTCGTCGAGAGCCTGACGCTTCAGAACACGACCGGGATTGGAGAGATTGATCCCAGGAACAGGATCATCTCCCACCAAAGCGGACTCGATGTCTTCAGCAGTATAGGCCATAAAGAGGGCAAGAGAAAAACTGGTTTCCTAGCAGGCAGAGCCGAATAGCATCAGTGGGAGAGGAGACGAACCCATTGTGCTAAACAGATACCTGCTAGGAAATCAGCGTTGATCAGACGTTACCGCTGGGCGAGTCCGACGAGGGCTCTGTTTCCGGAGCATCATCCGTGTTCTGTTCCAGTCCCTCGTCCTGATTCTGCTGGGCGATGAACCGCAGACGAGTCCGACGAGCGCCGGAATAGTCTCCGATGTCGTAGCCCCGATCCTGCGCGACTGCCCGCAGCTCGCCGGCGGACATGGACTCGATCTTGGCGCGGCTGAGCTTCGTCGCACCAGACTTCAGCGATGCCTTCGCTGCCGAGTCGAGGTTCTCCTGCACCAGCTTCGCACCCTGATGCGGGTCACTCGTGACAGCCGAGACCGGAACCGAGCCAGAAGGACTGGCTACCATTCCGACCGGAAGGCTGCCATTCGTCGAAAACTGCGACGGTTCGGCCTGAGCGCCGATCGGAGCTGGTGCCGTGTGCGGCGGAAAGTCTGGTTTCGGGTTTCCTCCCACAATCGGAATGGTGGAGCCCCGTTCCGTAGGACGTTCGTCTTCCGCTCCTTCGTGGATTCGAGCACGTTCCTGACCTGCGGCGGTGCCGATTCCAGCGGAGGTCTGCGCCAGAACCTTGACACGATGCTCCTCGGGCTGGAGCGGGGTCTCCGGGGCAGTCTTGTCGTCAGCCATTTCCTTCTCCTGTTGGGCCTCCGTACTAATTACGTCGGGTAATTAGCACTCGGACCGTTACTGGGGCCATCTGTGACAGTATTTCTGCCACTCTTCCCAACAAGGATCACGTCGAGCGCATTCCGAGGGACACCATCACCCCCTGAGCACCACCGATCACAGACATCCGAGCTCTGACAGCGTTATAGCCGGCGTAAAAGGCCTGGGCGATTCCGGCTGCCAGCAGATTGTCCACGACAGTGTTGTCGTTCTTGGTCAGCTTCAGCGGATACCACTCGACGCCGTTGTTCGAGACTTCGACAACGACAGTCCCTGTGGCTGCCGTGACGCCATCTTCTCCGAAGGCTCCATACTGAATTGACGCGTAGCCACTTTCCTCACGCTCCAGAGGAAGCTCGATCGCGTCATTCAGAGCCTTCAGCGCCTTTTTCTCGACCATTGCAGATTACTGGCCGCGCGGAGAACCGCGAGGGGGCTGCTTGGAGCCCTTTCCAGTGGCTGCGTTGGTCTTGGAGATACGGTTGATCTGCTTGGCGCCTCCGGTTCCCTTGCCCGCGCCGGCCCCAGACTGCGGCTTCGCGGAGCGTCCACCAGCCGACTTCGAGGACGGCGTTCCTGCAGACTTGCTTGGCATCGAGGCTCCTCCGGCTCTGCCGGGACTTTGTGCGGGGAAATAGAACGTGCACGCGTTCAGTAACTGATACTTAACACTTTCTGGCTAGGAAGTCAACCTTTGGCCGCAACCTCGCCAGTGTCGGAGTCGGGTATGTCCTTTTTTGGGGCTCGCGGAAGTCAGGGGTAACTTCGGCCTGATCTATGTGGTAGATAGTGGAAGTATTAGGCATTTGGCGGCCGCTCGTTTTTGGGGTCGGCACTCTGCCTCGGCGGGCTGGATTGCTTGACTGATCAACTATTCAGCAATCAATCATCCCCACGTCATCATCTGCTGCGTCAATGGATGCAGGGTTATTAGTCAGGTTGCTATACCATGCAGTTACCGTATCGTTTACCTCCCACCCATGCGCGCTCGAATAGTTGATCCAGCATTAGTTCACAAACTGAATAGTTCAATAGGCTGACAATCCGATACCGTAGCATTTCGCATTATGCAAGGACTGGCTGTCGCATTATGCCAGCTTTCGCATTATGCACGACTCCTCGCATTTTGCGGTACTGATTCCGTGCTGGACATTATGACCGAGCCCGTAACTCGTTGTGGCGTAACGACTTACGCAAATCGGAGGGTCTGGCACGAGGTGTGCATATGGAGGGGTTACCAAACGGGGTTGGCGAATGACCGCCCCATGCTGTTTGACATGCAGGCTCACTTACCAAAAGGAGAATTACCATGCAGGAGCGCATCTACACCCTGAAAAAGGGAACCGAGGTTCCGGCCCAGTTCGACGGTGTGACCGTTCCGTTTCAGGTTCCGTCCACGCTGGCGGAAGTCATCGGAGCGGCGGGTGGCTCGACGGAAGACGTCTCCGCCGTTTCGGCCATCGAGGGCAAGCTGTCCGAGGTTGCCCGGAAGAATGCGGTGGCCGTGTTCAATCAGGCGCACGCCCTGAACGTCCAGAAGAATGCGAAGGAAGACGCGCAGGAAGAGGGTGCGACCGTCGAGAAGATTCGGGCCGGTGCGGCCAGCTTCAAGTACGGTCAGGTTCGGGTCCGTGGAGCCTCGACGGGTTCGGCCAAGCCTTCGGCGGCGAAGGTCACGGCGGCCCTCGGCGACGACTTCCTCTCGACGCTGACTCCCGAGCAGCGGAAGCTGTATGACGAGAAGATGGCCGCCCTCAACGTCAAGCCTGCGGCTCCGGCGGCCGCTCCGGCTCCGACCGAGACTCCGGCTCCGGCTCAGGCGACCGGGCAGCCGGCTGCGACGACCGGCAAGAAGAAGTAGTCTGGACTGAACAGAAAGGGTCTGGCCCGAAAGGGTCAGGCCTTTTTTGTGCCCTCGATTGAGCTCGTCAGCCTCATATGGGTAACTAGGGGGTAAGTAAGGCAGAGTAAGGTAAGGCTGCCGGTTTTGGGTAAATTACTCGGGGTAATTAGGGTAATGAAACTCTGCTCTGTTAGGGTAAATGCTCCATACATCCATCCAGCCATACATACAGGTTTCAGAGGGGTACACACACCATGTAACTGTGTAATTAGGTCTGATAGACCCTCATTATGCCAAATTGAGTAACCGTCGTAGATTGGTATTAGGAGGGTAGTATAGTTCTGTTCTTTTTTTTTTTTCTAAACAACTACCAACCAGACTCACACACCCTCCCTTAAATACCCTCCCTCAATCATCCAGTCTCACCCACCCTAATTACCCAATACATAGTCACAGTGTACCCCCCTGAAAGCTGTGTGTGTGGATGGATGGATGGATGGCACGCTTCTTGCAATAAAACAGCTGAATGGCCGAATTAGGCCTGTTTCGGTCACAATGACCGGGCAAAATGCAAGACTACTTGCAAAATGCAAAAGGAGGGGACGACGTGAGGCTGAATCAACGAATGAGGCAGGCCAAGGTAGGCTACGAGGAACAGCGCTACCTCCGTACAATGGCCAGAAATGCGCCATACGCTGTCGTCGTCGTCTTTCTGGAACTGAACGAGGCAGCAGCAGAGCGGCGCGACCGCTGCTATGGATTCGCTCGGATGCAGGTACAGAACGCGCGGAACGTTCGGCTACTAGGCTACGGACCCAGACTCCCCCGCTGATATGGCCGATACCCTGACGTATAACGAGGCCCAGCATCAGGCCAAGCTCGTCGGATGCACTCTCGTTCGCAAGGATGGAGAGTTTCGGGTGAACTTCGTAGGTGGCAACGAGGATACCGCATACTACACCAATGACCTCGCCGATGCGGTAGGCACGGCGCGGCTCATGGCGAAGTCGATCGAGAAGTGAACACAATCCCTAATTACACAAGGTAATTAGGTCATGCACCAACCCTGGAGATCACATGAACCTCTTTCAGGCAATCATGCTGGGCCAGTCTCTCGCACGACTGGATAGCGTCAATCCAATCCCTGGCCCGATCGTCAGCAAGGAAATGTCTACCCTTCGTGTCATCTTCAGCGGCAAGCAGTATCACCCCATTCCGGAGATCGTGTCGTGAGTGGCGACGAAAAGCAGGCACTCACTGACTCCGTTAGGGCCATCACCAAGGCTGCAATCAGACTGGCTGAGACGTGGAACAGCAGCGAGTCCATCGACCTCAACGCCCTCTCTGTGCTGGAATCGCAGACGGGCAGAATCACCCGCAAGCTCCTGTCCGTCAATACAGACACCTCACCAAGGAAATCATGAATCCCTCCCCCAAGCGTGACCTCCTCCTCGTCTGCAGCCTGCTGCTCGTAGCAGTGACGTTCACTCTGCTCGCAGTCGTGACGCTGCTTCCCGAATGAAGGGTCGCTGCCAGTGTGAGAACGGCAGCCACTTCGATCTGGCAAGTGCCCAGCTCAAGCCTGCCCCTCACCAATACGGGTTTGTCAGTGAACTCACCGAGGTGAAAACTCCCTACGGTGTGTTCAACGTCTGCAAGACCTGCGCAGACACATGCCTCGAACCCTACAAGTCGGAGCAGCGCTGATGCCCTCAGTCCACACAATCAAGCGACACCGAGACGGGATGGCTACTGTAACAGGTAGCTGTCCAATCTCAGGTGAGAACTGGACGCTGGAAGTCGATGGTGCTGCCTACGACAGATGGCGGCAGGGAGAACTCATCCAGAAGGCATTTCCCTACCTGCTGCCAGATCAGCGGGAACTCCTCATGACCGGAATCGTCAGCAAGGCGTGGGATGAGACGTTCGGGGAGGAGGAGGACTGATGCCTAAGACAATCATCCCTCGAGCCAGCGTCCATCTGGAACTTCCGCAGATCGACATCACGCAGCCCGATGATGTCGTAGTCGAGCTGGATATGAAGCGTGGCGTCCTCTACGTTCACGTCAATGGAGTGACAGCACTGCGTATCTGCCGGCTCAATCGGGAGACCACTTCTGTTCTGGTAGTCGACAAGACGACTGTCAGGATGGTCAACGAGCCAGGCGAATGAATACTCGAATCCACACAGCCTTCACCGGCACGAGAGTGGGAATGACCGAGGCTCAGAGGAAGGCAGTCGGACTCTGGCTGATGGAGCATGAAACAGGCATTCGTCAGCTGCATCATGGTGCCTGCATGGGAGCCGACGTAGACTTCCACAACGTCTGCATCGACATGGAGATGATCCAGCTGATTCATGTTCATCCCAGCGACGATCGCTTCACTAACAGACTGCGCCAGCTGAAGCAGATCGAGCGGGTCGCTATGATCTGGCCGGAAGAAGCTCCACTCCAGCGTGATCTGACGATGGTTCAGTACTCAGACGTGCTGCTGGCAACACCACTGCAGGATGACGAGATTGTCCGGTCTGGAACATGGGCAACAGTGCGGCGGGCGAGAAAGCTACGGAAGACCGTCCACGTATTCAGGCGTGACGGCACCCTCGACAAGTAGGAGGTAGGATGGCACGCTCCAAGAAGGATGGTGCATCTGGCGGAGGACACAAGAGGTGTCGCTTCCGCAAGCATCTCCTCATGAAGGGACGCAGGCGAGCACAACGCGACGCTGACCGCTTCCGAGAAGCTGTACTCAGCTACAACAGCGGCGATGAACTCAGGGCTGACTTCGATCTGCTGCGCGACTACCAGATGGAGTGGGATCGCTGGCAGAAGGAAGAGGACTGGGAGGGCTGGAATCCGGGCGACGAGCACAAGTGGGGTAGCTATCGTGACGACTGGATCGACGACGATCGCTACTCAGAGTCTTACTGGGATGACTATTCGACTCCCTATGACGCGCTCTGGGACAATCATTCCAGTGACCTCATGCTGGAGTACCAGCCATCCACTGAACTGTTCTTTGCTGTCGATCGAGCAGTCCGTCGGCATGGCCTGACTGCCACACACGCTCAGGCATTCTTCATCGCTACGCTGTTCGAGACCAGCGCTGACGAGGTTTGTCGCTGCATCAATCTGACCCCTGCAGGCTACATCCGTCGCTAATTACATAGGGTAATTAGTCCCGCACCATCAACTGGAGATCATCATGGGAAGAAAGGACAAGCAGGCCAAGCCGGAGAAGGGAAAGGAGAAGCAGCCTGTCCCCGCCTCCAAGAAGCCCAAGCTCGTGAGGAAGAAGTGCAAGAGTCCTCGCGGCTTGAAGCTCGAAAAGGTCAAGCAGCAGCTGATCACGGTAGTGGACAAGCCCCACCGCAGACACCGGAACGACTACAATCACCGGATCGCTCAGGTGAAGAAGCTCGCGAGGATGCTCTGATGCTTGATCTCAGCACCATCAATCGGGAGCAGGTTCGGAGAGACATCCAAAAGCTGCTCGATGACGGGGACTATCCTGAGTTCTTTCAGGCTGGTACCATGTACGACAGGGAGACGGACTGCTACTGCGTAGCGGGCTGGCTCTCACGTGAGCGTTTCAATCGTGATCCTGCCTGTGGAGTAGATGAGATTATCTACGCCATGAACAAGGTCACGGAAGTCTACAGCACGGTGATGGGCGAGAGCGCACGTGTTCTGGAGTTCTTCGACGAGACCATTCGCGACAACCAGGCTCGGACGGTCATGGTCGAGTGGCCCCGAAAGCAGGCTCGTGCCGATGTAGTTCTTCGGCGCATCCTGGAGGCAATTAGCTGATGCCGGTACCCGTCTGCGTGACCTGCAATCGCAAGCTGAGGCCAGTCCAGTTCGGAGTCAGCGTGATGTTCAACGCTACCCGGCGGATTGTAGACCAGCCGCCTACACAGGTTCCATATCAGGCCTTTCAGGCCGACAAGTTCAAGTGTGACAGCTGTGGTACCGAGACAATCACCCGCTATGCTTCCAAGCCATTCTGGGGTGCGTGGATGGGTGAGAAGACTCCAGTCACTGACTATTCCATTCCTGAGTCCGATGGCTGAGCCCTGCTGCCAGGACTACCAAAAGTCCAAGCTCGCCAAGTGTATGATCTGCGAACAGATCGCGCAGATTATTCCCGCGCTTGGACTGTGCCAGACCTGCACTATGGGCGAAGCTTCCAATCCGATGGAGGTTTGGACCGTTCACAGTCTTGATTGCGCTCGACTGCGGAGGAAAGCCAATGGCTGAAGTCTTCGATTCCTACACTGGTGAACCCTTCAAGGAAGAATACCAGTCTCAGATCGAGGGAATTAGCGAGGGCCGATCACCCTTCTACAAGGCGAGGGAGCTGCAGTTCATCAGCGAGCAGTACCATGTCAGCCCCGCAGCCGAAGGCTGGCGTGTGCGCCGCAGAGGTTGCCCCGCCGAGCTGTTCCCTGTGATGCCCGCACAGCTACAAGCAGTCAGGATGATGGACTGGATGGTGCAGAACGACGGATCAGTTGGCGTAGCAATCTACTGGTTGAGCAGGAAGCAGCTTCAACCATTCTTCAACCTACTCGACCGGCTGATGATCGCCGCAGAAACTGAGGGAGTCAATGGCTGACCTCGATACTGTCCAGGTGGACGAGCTCACCGAGGGCAAGATATTCTACACCATGCTCTACAAGACCAAGGATGGCGACGAGCTCTACATCGGTAGTCGCTGGATGTTGGGGCGTACCGAGGATGATGCCCTGGAGCGCGCCAATCAGAGCTTCATGGTCACTATCGCTCTTGGCCTGAGCCGTGTCAAGGTCGTTCCGGTCATTCAGGGCTATGTGCAGCTGACTGCCCCAATGCAGTTCAGCGGAGCGGCCCTTCGTGAACCGCTGGGTGTGCTGCTCCTCGCCGGTCCTCGATATGAGGATGCAAAGGCAGAACTCTTCTCGGAGATTGAAGAAGAGCTGACTGCCAAGAGAAAGTCCAATCGCGACAGTCATGTGGATGTTGAGATCATTGGCGAGGGAGAGCTGGCCTACTGTCGTGCCTGCATGGGCGGTGAGGCAGAGCTTTGGGAACAGTCCTGCCTCGTTCGTCAGTCCATGAACCTGCTCGGGATGGACAAATGAGCAGTCCCGAGGACAGACTACCCGAGGAGATTCTCCGTCGCAGGGCTCGGGTGCGAGATGTTCGTGATTTCCTGATTTGCTTCTGCACAGTACTAGCACTCATCCTCATCGCGTGGAGAATGTTCTGATGACCTACATGAACCTCAGACAGCAAGACCTGCTCTGGGCGGTCCGACGACTGCCGAAAACACTCCGTCATATCATGCTCAAGGTTGGTCCTGAGCTGGTCGTGGCGGGAGGCTACGTTCGTGCTTGTGTGGCGAACGAGCCGATCAACGATGTTGACTGCTTCGCACCAAGCAGGGAGAAGGCCGAGGAGTGGGCGAAGATGCTGTGCAAGAAGCCCTACGAAACGGACAACGCTTTCACCTGCAAGATGCAGCGATCAACGGTCCAGTTCATTCATCGCTGGACCTACAAGAAGCCAGAAGAAATCCTCGAGAGCTTCGACTTTACGATAGCGATGGCTGCTATCTGGTTCCAACCAGAAGTCAATTTTTCGATCCTCGGTGCTCCGGTCATTAGTGGCTCAGTGCCAAAGCAGTATGTCGGCATCTGCGATCCTGACTTCTATGCCGATCTGGCAGCGAAGCGACTCGTCTACACCAGTCCGGAGCGCAACGAGGATGCTGGTGGTTCGTTCCTTCGGGTGCTGAAGTTCTATCAGCGTGGCTATCGGATTCCGCTTGACAGTTGCGGCGCGGTCCTGAGTCGGCTGATGACAGCGGTGAAGATCGAGGACCTGCACAAGGCAGCACTTACCATTGCTGAGGAGCAGGACATCTCAGTGGAACTGGCGTGGGAGCGACAGCTGGCGAAGGTTCTGACCGGACTGCTTCGGGAGGTAGACCCGAACGTTGACCCTGAGCATCTCTACCATCTGCCGTCGGAAGCGGAGATGACTGCACAGGGGAAAGACCTGACAACGGCTGAGGAGGCCGAAGAAGCTGATGGGGAATAAAGAAGCGGAGCAGACCGAGGAATACGTTGAGTCAATCACTCGGATACTCGTCCATGATCCACCGACTCAGCGAATCATCAGACCGAACATGCTGGAGGGGCTGGAGCGATACAGAGATAATCGCATCCAACCGGGCAGCTTCCTGCGGGCCGTGCTGGAGAATAACCTCAGTGGGGCTGTGGGACAGGCCGACCTCTACAACCAGCACACGATCTGCGCTATCGTCAGTTGGTGCTACAACAACATGCCCTCGGAAGCGTGGGGTTCAGCCGAGCGGGTACAGGCATGGCTGAGCTGACGATCACGGACAAGAAGGATCACTCTACTGCCAGAACGATCATTACCTCGCTTCGGGTCAAGCAGAATCCGAGACACTGGCATATCACCGTTTGGAACAGAGGAGGGCAAGCTGGCATCCTAGTGGTGGATGCCGTAGATGGACCGCATATCTGCAACGCACTCATTCCGCTCAACCGTCAGAACATTAAGGAGATGCCGTGAAAGTCATCATGATGCAGAAGCGAGTCAGCACCACTGTCATTACTGGCGACGTGGTAGAAGCAGCCGGCTTGCTCATCGGAAGTCAGGAGTGCAGTGGCTTCGATGTAGTGAATCTGACCGTTGTTCCGACTACGATCCCGAACGCCTATCGCCAGACCTGCGATTTCGCCGAGCAGACTGGCGTGTATGTTCTGGGATATGATGCGGCCGAGTCGAAGGCTACGAAGGCCGATCCGACCAAGGCAACACCGGGTGTCTGGGTCGTGACGGTCGATCTGCAGTACACCGTCGACTTCAGCCCACCGCAGCCTCGCCCGACGCGCCAGCAGGTCAAGGAGGATGGTCCTGATCTGGAGCTCATGCGGCCGGACCTCACGGACGTAGCAGGCTGATGAAGCCGGAGCGGCGCCAGCTCACCATCGCCTTCATCGAGAGTGCCGAGTGTGACTGGCCCGCCACGGTGAAGGAACGAGCAAAGGAGATTATCAAGCTGACAGCTGACTTGCAGGTCAAGCGGCATCAGCTTGCTGATCTGAACATGATGGAAGCTTCAAAGATCAATCTGATGCAGGAGGTAGCAGGCATTCATCAGCTCCTCGCCAATGCCTACAGGAACATGAGCAAGGAGCTGGTCTACCATCTGAGTCGCATCGGACACTAATTACTCGGGGTAATATGGATCGACACCGGCTGGCTGCCTCAAGGCTCTTTGCTGTACCCTATGAAGCCGTTACACCAGAACAAAGGAAAGCAGCAAAAGAGACGCTGCACGCAGCCAACTACAGCGTGAGTTCTGCGATGGCCGCTGCGCTGCGGAGAAAGAAGCCCATTCCCCGCCTAGTCAAGACATACGACCTAGGCTTCAGTATCACACAGGAACTTCTCGAGGATGATATGCGCAGCAACATCCCGCTGCATCTGCGCCCCCTGGACGAAGGCGATCGTACCTTCATGGACATGATGAGGATGGACGAACAGCAGTATCGCGTCTTCCTCTGGGAAGCAGAGCAGGAGGAACGTGAGAGAACCCGCAATCGAGTGAACAATGAAGCACTCGGCAGACACTTCGACGGACTGATCATGGACGATCTGGAGCTTCGACAGGCACAGGTCGACGGACCCAACAGCAGGGGTCAGGCATTCTACCCCGGTCAGCTCATCCCGATGCCTCGGGAACAGGAGGTCAAGCCGACGGCACCTGCTCCTCTGCCGCTGAGCCCCATCGAGACTCGACGCAACGAGTTGACTCGTGCGCTCAGCATAGCGCAGGACAGTTACAAGGAGATGATGGAGGTACGGGCCGAGATTCGGGGAAGCAGCACAACGTACCAAGCCTACCACAGACTCCTCGAGACCCTCCACACCAAGACGCTGGCGTATCTTGCCAACGTGGAGTTCTATCTGGAAGTCGCGAGTATCGCAGGCAGTCCTATGCTCGGGGCGGCTCAGAGTGGAGGACAGTGAGGAGTTACCCTTCAATCCAGAAGATGACGACGAGCCTCTGGACGAGGGAGAGACGACCACAGGGGGATTCATAGACCCGGGCGTCGAGGACGAGGAAGTTCCTGAAGAAGAGGCAATCTGGGATTTGCCTGACGAGTGATGGTCTGGCAGGATGGGTTCGATTCCCTCCCCTGCCAATTCACCTAGATCGGAGAAGAGAGTGCTATTTCCACCGGGCAGTATCCTTGTCGTTACTGAGAAGCCACAGATCACCTGCGTTACAGTCAAGCGAAATCTCGGTTGTATTAAAGGACTGGGGTGGCTACTCTTTACAGAGGAGGGCAATCATATCCTGGTACGTGGACAGGAGAAGGGCTACATGGAGAAGATCACGTTCATTACTGATCCTGAATACTGTACCAAGCTACTGAGAGAAGCCAGATGATCTACACCTTTGGTCTGAAAGATCAAATCGTAGTTCGGCTGGAGTGTAACAATGACCAGCGCATGGGTGAGGTAGAGAGTATAGCACCTGATGGAACAGCAATGGTCAAGCTGATTCCGCATGGAAGAATAAAGATCTGGCCTACGGGCTACTCGTCGCAGGGACTGTTTACGGTCATCAAGCATGTCCCATACGAGGAGTTCCTTGCAACAGGGAAGGTGTGAAATGAGCGATGCCGCGGCTCGATTGTTAGCCAGAGCGTACATACTGGGTTTCTATCGGGCCTGGACAATCAACGCTGATCTAGGACCAGTAGCACAGGACGTTGTAGACTTTCTGTTTGTACAGCACAAAACCGTCGTTACTCAGGATTGGGTCAACGAGATTCTGCGAGAACTGCAAGATGGGCTATAGCCGAAGTGAGAAAACGCTCAAGGACAGGCTCCTGTACCTGAACAATCTCCAGGAAGGAAAGGGAGATAAGTGGGTGCTTGCTGTAGGTATCGAGCCTGAGAAGTTTGCGTACAAGATTCGGGAAGCACTGCATGTCGCGAGTATCTTCAAGGAGAAGTATCCGACTCTCGCGAAGGCTCATGCAGATTTCAAGATCGAGGTGGTAGATCGTCGGACGGTCCAGGCTGTATATCGCCCTCGACAGCTTGGGCTGGTCACAGGCGGGGAATCCGGGGTAGTGACGCATGGGCTGGAGAGCGCCGAGAAAGGCCCCACGACCTTGGCTGGGCAACAGACTGCTCTCTCCATCATTCAGGCCTGGCACAATGCACAGCCTAGCAACAGTCCCATGAAGTTTCCACAGGCCAGTCTGGAGCGTGACGAGCTGCTGAAACTCTTCGAGTGGTGCAACAAGCGCACACCACCCTGGCTGATGTTCGTGGCCGAGGGCGGCGCCATTACCCTTTCACCTCACACAGCGGACCTTGACGGCCTGGGATGGGACCCATCAGATGACTAGACGAAACAGGATAGCCTACCGGCTGGCTCGATTCTTCTTCGAGCGGGCTGGAGATGCGGGAGTTGATCCCTACATGAGGCTAGAGGCACAGATGGAAGCGCAGTACAGGAATCATACGAGGTATATCCGCAAGCTGGAGCTCGAACTAGCTCCACTTCGTATGATAGCTGACCAGAGCAGGCAGTTGACGATTGATCTAGCTCTCGTTGATGGCCTACTGTCGCAGAAGCAGTATGATGAAGCTCAGAAGTTCCTTCGTGTAGCACTCATCAAGGCAAGACGCCTACGAGACTGGCCATGAGCGCAAACGAGTCGCATCTTCCTGACGGTTACCTGCAGGGTCCACCCCCCAAGCGAGCAGAATCTGTGAGTACCTACCTCGCTGGACCAATGGCAGGTATCCCTGAGCACAACTACCCCCTGTTTCGTCGAGTGTCTGCTTACTATCGGCAGACCTACAACAGGGAGATCATCGACCCTACTGACTGGGTAGGAGGTAGTCCACCAGAGGACAAGAGCTATAACGAGTGCCTGAAGGGATCGCTGCGAGAACTTCTGCGAGCCGATTCGATCTTCCTGCTACCGGGATGGGAGCGCTCACGCGGTGCTACACTGGAGTTGCTAGTCGCAGTATTGCTGGGATACAGAGTATATCTGGTCATAGTTTGGCCAGGACCGAGCGCTACTGAGCCCGAGCAATACTCGCACAGAGGCTACGCCTGCACGCCCCTCACCGCTATACTGCGATTCATTACGACCTGGGGAATATTCGACGTCCAGACTTGACAAACCGTGGTCCATATGTTAAGTTACGGGACTGGCGCAAGTTGACATATTCGACCGGGAGGATAGGGATGGCTACCAAGGAGTTCGGAGCAAGCGTTCCTGAGGAGGAGTATCAGCGATTTCAGGTACGTTTCGGCGGCTTCTATGGCGCAACCAAGTGGTTCATTACAACTGCGCTAAAGGAGTTCAACGATCGGGTCGAGCGGGAGCCAACTCTGCAACTGCAAGTTGCTCAGGCAATCGAGTCGATGGTGCAGGAAGCCCGCAAGAAGGACGAGGAAATCACCTGGATTCCGGGTGTAGGCTTCCGTCGTGGGACTGATCCCATCACAGAAGCCGACTGGAAAGTGATGGAGAAGTACTGGGAAGCAAACAATCCCAACCGGAGATAGGATGGAATCGACTGGGAGGTCATTCCTACCTGTGATTGACAGACCGCTGGATAATACTGCGATGTCGGCCTACATGACATGCCCTCGCGAGTATTACTTCGGCATGGTGCTGCATCGCAGGTCCAAGGGAAAGTCGCCAGCGCTGGTGTTTGGTTCAGCATGGCACAAGGCGCTAGAGGTGCATTACAAGAGCGGCGGGGATCGTGACCTCGTGCGCTTCGCTGTGCAGGAATGGTGGTCTCGTGAGGGACACCATGATCCTGACGACTACCGTACAATGCAGCGGGTGCTTCTGGACTATGACCGCTACATCAAGGAGTACGGTGAGGACCCCTCGAAAGAGGATGGCAAGACCATTGGTAGTCCTGGCAATATGATGGTTGAGCTTTCCACGAATGCCCAGAGTGAAGACCTTCTGCATCCTTGGGCAGGGAAGCTGGACCGTATCATTGACCTGACAGGACTGACCTACCCCGAGGATCACAAGACAACAAGTCGTCTGGACAAGCATTACTTTCGACAGTTCAAGCTGTCGAACCAGATGATGGGCTACACAAAGCTCGCCAAGGGACTGCTGCCTAGCAGGACCGTGGTTGGAGTTCGTATCAATGTCAGCCATGTGCTGACTGAGAAGACCACGTTCATCAGACATCTTGAGACCTTCAACCCATCACAGATCAGTAACTGGGTGAGGGTCATGAACTACTGGATGCGTGATCGACTCGCAGTAGACTATACTGCTCTGAATCTGTTCATGGCAGAGAATGGTCTCACCGAAAAGCCCCTCATCCCACCGGCCGAGATTTTCCCGCAGCACTTCGGGGACAACGCTTGCTCCCGCAAGTTCGGCATGTGTACCTACCATGAAGTATGCAGCAGCAGTACAAAGCTGCAGGCTGGCGTTCTGGAGCGCGAGTATGAGATCAACCCCTGGAACCCACTTGACGAGGGAGACGAATGAGAAACAGCTTCAAGCAGATGCTCGAACAGCTGGAAAAGCAGCTGGAGATCAGAGTGATCGAGCCCGCAACTGTCGAGGAGAGACTGATCGTAGTTGCTGCCGAACAGCAGCGTCGTCTCGACAGCCACATCATCCACAGCCAACACCGGACGAGAGAATGATTGACTCAAGCGATGAGAAGCTGCTTCCAGTCTTCGAGCCGATGCCGGGGAAGATCGTGGCTCAGGTAGTCGGGGAGCGTGGTGTCTATGGCACCGGACTGATCGTCAAGCCGTCTACGGTCAGAAACCCTCGAACAACGGCGATCGTGATTGCCATCTACGAGCCATTTCTGCTGGACCAGAAGGACGACAGGGAAACAGAAGCCTTCGTCAAGGTAGGTGACACCATCATCTTCGGTATGCATTCTGGTATCGAGATCGAGTATGGTGCGGAGAAGGTTATCATCCTCCGAGAGCAGGAAATCCTGACGAAGGTGAAGCTCAGGAATCCCGACGACATCAGCAAGATGGGTGTCGCTACTGAAGGAACCTTCGACGACATTGAGGGCTGATGTACAGTCTGGAAAAGAACGAGCGAGGCTGGTGGTGGCTAAGATGGCGCTACAAGGGCCGCATCGTCGAGATGGTGCTCGGTCCATTTCCAGCTGACCATCCAGCTATCGTGAAAGCAGCTGAACTGGTTGAGATACTTAACGCAACAATAGACTTCTGAGGACTGATGCCAAATACCAAGGACGAGCAAGCTAGCGCGTATCCTAGCCTCCTGCTCGTAGGGGAGTCGGGAACACACAAGACCTACTTCATCGGAGGGTGTCCCAAACCCTTCCTGTTCGACTTCGACAAGACGAAGCGGGTTCTGGCGGGCAAAGACGTAGAGTTTGCAACCTTCCGGGATGCTCCCTATGGAAGCAAGATCTACAACCCGGCGAAGGGCATCTACAAGTTTGGGGAAGCCTATCCAGCGTTTCTCAAGAAGCTGAATGAACTGGGCGCGATGATGGAGGCAGGTACCTGTCCCTATGAAACCATCGCACTGGACAGTCTGACATTTCTTGGCAATATCATCCTGAACCATGTGCTGCTCCATAACGGAGCGAGCAATGCGGCAAAGGTGCTTGCCAATGAGAACCAGATCGACCAAGGTCTGTGGGGTGTGCAGATGCGCGTGATCGAGACGGTCTTTGATCAGTTGACTTCCTGGGACATCATCAAGGTAGTTACGGCGCATGTGCAGAAGGACACGAACACAGTGCTGGACACCATCGAGAAGCTACCCTATGTGACCGGCAAGCTCGCCGGCAAGATCGGAGGATTTTTCGATGAAGTCTGGTACACGACCACGGAAGGTGTTGCTCCGAACCAGACCTTCGTGCTCCGCACCAGCAAGGACAAGATCCTGGCCCAAGCAAAGAGCCCGAGTGGCGTGCCTGACAAGACGCCAACTGAGTGGGGCAAGGTCGCCCCGTACCTCTTCGGAAAAAAGAAGTAGCATGGCGCAGCTTGCAGCGATACTGGTAGTTCTGGCATTCTGCATCTTTATCATCAGATGCCTGCACGTCAAGATCTAACAAGGTTGTGGGTTCCCCTTCATTAAAACCCTCACGAGTCTTTACTCAATGGGAGGCAACACAGCATGGCCAAAGTACAGGCATCACTGGCGGACGTCAGCACCAAGTTCGAGCTGGCTCCACCGGACACCTATCGCCTCAAGGTCGAGGAGATCAAGGAGAAGCTGGAGGGCGGTCGGCAGAACTTCAACTTCAAGGTCATCATTAACGATGGCGGCGAACAGCAGGGAAAGGCGATCTACCACAACGTCGCCATGCACCAGAAGGACGGCGAGCGGAACGAGGCTGGTGCGCGTGACCTGAAGCGCTTCGCCGAGGCCATTCTCGGGATCGACCCCGAGGACACCTCCTACGACTGGGACTCGTTCGATACGGACGAGCTTCTCAAGGGTGAGTTCATGGCCGACGTCTACATCGACGCCTGGGTGAAGGATCAGGGCAAGCCCACTGAGAAGAAGGGACAGAACAACAAGATCAAGTCCCAGACGATCAGCCCGCTGAACTAAGCTACTGGTTTGTGGGAGCACAGCAAGCCCACAGTGATACGTGACCGAAGGCTCCGTTCTAGGAGTGTGCTGCACGTTCCGAGGCTAGTTCCATCATTTCCTAATTACCCGGAGTAATTAGACGTGATCGAAGTCCACGGCGACATCTGGACCTACCCAGCTGACATTCACTGCATCACGACGAATGGAGCTACGGGGCACACAGGTCTGGCAGTAATGGGACGGGGTGTAGCACTGGAAGCAACGCAACGATTTCCTGGCATTCGATTCCAGCTCGGACAGCTGATCGAAACAAAGGGAAACGTGGTCAGCTACATCGACTACTGGGCACCATTCTCGCCGGCCAGTTCCAAGCGCGGTCACCATCTCGTCAGCTTTCCAGTCAAGCATCACTGGGCAGAACCGGCCGATCTTCAGCTGATCAACCAGAGTTGCATACAGCTTGTCGCACTTCTGGATTCGCCGAAGTTCCGAGCACTCGTGAAGAGCTATGGCACTGTAGTGATTCCACGCCCAGGCTGCGGCAATGGTAAGCGTGACTGGGAGAAGGAAGTCAAGCCCATCTGTTCGCAGCTCGACGATCGCTTCCACATCATTACCAAGGACTAACGTGACTGACTCACCACTGGCTGCTGCAGCCCAAGCGCTTAGCAGTCATGTTGCACTTCAGAGCATCTTTGTCGGCAAGCGACGTCGTAAGGACTATGGCGACATCGAAGGACTGGCTGCCGACTTCAAGGAGAATGGACAGATCACCGCGATCACCATTGCTCCTCCGCACGAAGAAGATCTGTCTGATCCTGACTACATCGGACAGCCATGGGTTCTCGTCGCAGGTGGCCGGCGTGTCGAGGCAGCCAAGCGACTGGGCTGGGAATCTATCCGGGCCATCGACCGAGAGAAGCTCGATCCTCTCAAGCTCCGTGTGCTGGAACTGGCCGAGAATCTCCAACGAAAGGACATGGACTTCGTTGAGGTTGTTCGCGCCAAGCAAGAAATGTTCCTACTGCGGAAGGAACAGAACCCGGAGATCACTCAGGCTGAGGTTGCGAAGGAGATCGGCGAGACTGCAGCAAACTTCAGTCGTGACCTGAATGTAGCAACGACCATCGAGAGCCGTCCCGAGCTGGCAAAGGCGTCCAGCAAGAAGGCGGTTCTTCGCGCTGGTAAGATGATCGGCCATCTGGAGGCTCGTGTCGCTCGTGACGTCGTTACCGGAGGGCATGGAATGGCAGAGTTGGGCACGAGAATGGTCACCGCCAAAGCCGGTGATTGGCTCCGTACCTGGCCTACCGAACGCTTCGATGCAGTTGTTAGCGACCCTCCGTATGGAATCGACCACTACAAGCAGGGTCACAAAACAGCTGATGGACAAGCTGGGATTTCCGAGTACGATGATAGCGAGGGAGTGTCACTGGACGTCTATGCTGATGTCGTCCCTCAGCTATGCCGGGTTACTCGGGCAGATGGATGGGTCATCCTGTTTGCCGCCGAAGCAAACTACGAGTTCCTCGCCGGTCTGTTCAAGGACTGCTGCCAAACCCACTTCGAGTATCGCGTCAATCGAGACAATAATGTCTGCCCTGCGCACACTGGAGAAATAGTTCAGTGTCGTTTCCGGGCACCGGAAGAGCCTCGGTGGATCTGGTATCGTCCGAACAGCCAGAACAACCCTCGCTATCCTGAGCAGAACGCCAAGAATGTCTACGAGCATATTCTGGCCTTCAACCGGGGTGGAGCGAAGTTGCTCAGACCGCATGATAACGTCTTCGTGCACAACGCAGAATACGGCAATCGGATTCATGCGATGCAGAAGCCTGTGGAACTCGGCAAGGACGTCATCAGTCTCGTGACCCTTCCTGGCGAGTCGTTCTGCGATCCGTTCTTTGGCAGTGGTGCGTTCCTGCGTGCAGGGGCTCAGCTGGCGCGTGACTTCTACGGATGCGACAGCAATCCTGATCTCAGAACGCTGGCTATGGGCAACGTGAGCCAGGACTTCGACGGCACTACGGTAGCCCGAGTTGCCGGCGGGGAGTCCAGCACCGAGGAGTTTCTCGACACACAGTTCCCTGATCTTTCTGAGGAAGATGCGGAGGAGATGGAGGATTTCAATCCATGACAGTATCAGCCGAGAAACTCAGCAACAACGTGCTGCCGATCCAGTTGGCTCACTGGTGGTGTCCCAGCTGCATGGTCTACCGGATGGTGCTCACTGGGCCGGGAACAATCCAGTGTCATCATTGCCAGTCGACCATCGCTCAGTTCAAGGCTGTTGATCCCAAGCAGCTAGTGATTCAGCTATGAAGCGAATCGAAGCCTTTGGTCCTGAAAGAGCCAGGATCATGTTCGTGGGAGAAGCACCCGGTGCTACAGAAGAAACCGAGGGTCGTCCGTTCGTAGGTCCTGCCGGCAAGATGCTACGAAGTTTCTTGAACCGTGCAGGGATAGACCCGGACGAGTGCTACTTCACGAATATGTGCAAGTACCGCCCACCTGCCAACAAGATCGAGAAGTTCTTTCTGCCGGGTGGTTTGCCTAACATGATCGTCATGGAGGGCATGGAGGAACTGCAGGCTGACATCCTGCGAATCAAGCCTAACGTGATTGTAGCGTTAGGCAACTTTCCTTTGTGGGCACTCACAGGGATTGGTGACTGGAATGAAAACGCCACCGAGGACAAAGCTCGCGGCTATTCTGGAATCTCTAAGTGGCGAGGATCTATTCTGGAGGGTAGACTTGTTCCGGGAACCAAGGTCATCGCTACCTACCACCCATCCTATATCAATCAGGAAGGGTACGGAGAGCACGGAACCTGGGCCGTTGATCTTCAGCGGGTTGCACGTGAGTCGGACTTTTCTGAAGTTCGACGACCAGTTAAGTACCCTCGGCTTGACCCCAACGCAGGTGAACGATCTGATTTCCGAAGTCAAGTCCTCGATGCTGCGGCAGACCCATCTAAGATTCTCACATTCGATATTGAGTACATCGGGAGCAAGCTCATATGCGTGGGTATGACGCTGGACCGGGACAACCCGATAGTGATTCCTACCAGGAGTCCGACGGACATCTACTATTGTCGGGACTTGCTCTTGTCGGGAATTGGCTTGAATGCGCAGAATGCAGCGTTCGACTGCTCTATTCTGGAGTGGTGGTACCAGATGCCCGTGCTCAGGTATCTGCGCTACGACACCATGTTAGCAGCCCACAGCACCAACATCGAGTTGCCAAAAGGGCTCGACTACCTGTGCTCGATCTATACTGATCAGCCTTATTACAAGGATATGATCAACTGGGATAAGGTAAAGAAGGGCCTGCAGCCATTCAGCGACGTCTATGCGTACAACGCTATCGACACATGGACACAGCATCAAATCATGGAGGAGCAGATCAAGGAGGACCTGACAGAAGAATGTATCAGGCACACCTTCGAGTTCGAGATGGCGCTCCTCCGACCGCTCTGGGAAATGTCCAAGCGTGGGGTGAGAGTGGACAAGCCGGCAGTAGATAGACTGGCTGTTACTCTCAACGACGAGATCATAGCATATGGGCACGTTCTCAATGCGATCGCTGGTACCAGCATCAACGTGATGTCAGGAAAAGATCTTGGCTGGCTGTTGTTCCAGAA